TGGAGCCGTTCGGCGGTGGCTGTAGCGTGTTACTTAACCACGAACGATCCGAAGTCGAGGTCTACAACGACTTGGACTATGCGCTTGTCAATCTCTTTGAAGTATTGCGTGACGATAACACGGCCGACGAGTTCGCGAGACTTGTCGATCTCACTCCGTACTCCCGCGAAGTATTCGAGACTTGCCTCTCGTTTGACGGTATCGCGGACCCTGTACGGAGAGCCGTCGCTTTCTACACTGTACTCAATCAGTCTATATCGGGGAAACGACTAGCGCGTAAGGGCGACTGGGCGCGAGGACGTAACGATAATCTTGCTCAACGCTGGTATCAGCGACAAGAGAAGCTAGGGGCGATCCATGAACGTATCCGTAACGTACAGATCGAATGTCGTGACGCTTTGGACATTCTTCAAGAGTGGGACACGGTGGAAACGACCTTCTATTGCGATCCCCCGTATATCCTTGATACACGTTCAGGAAAGAGATACTACGCGGTCGAGCCTGGAGACGAATACCACAAGGACCTTGTGGACGTTCTACTTCACGTCAAAGGCAATGTCGTTCTCAGCGGGTATGACCACCCGACGTATTTCCGACTCGTCGAAGAAGGCGGATGGTGGACGGATATCTATGGTACAACTGCCGCGATGGCAGTCGTCCAGACGGGAGAGACGAAATCAAAGACTACGGATGCCAAGCGGGTCGAGATTGTTTACCGCAATCCTCAGTGTTTGGACAAAGGCGTAAGGAACCCGCTGTTCGCTAACGATCAGGCCAGCTTCGATTCTGTTACGAAGGCTGAGATGGACCGTGCCCGTCAGACATATGGTGCTCAATCCGTCTGACAATACGACGCGCGTGCCAGTGATTGTAGACGGTCGTATAGATAATAACGAAGGACCAGATTCCTATGTCGCGCATATGTTATCTACGTCGGCGTTATCCGCGTACCCGATTAGGTCCTCTACGTTGCAGCCGAGGACGCGTACGAGTGAGTAGATATGGTTCGTGGGGATAGCTCGTTTGCCGAGCGCGTATTCGCTGATGCGCGCGGGTGATACTCCTACGGCGGCGGCGATCTGGTACTGCGGTCGCCCGTCCTCTAGGAGTCTGAGTCTGATCTTCGTAATCATGCGAAACTCCTGTACAATCGGAGAGGCTGTGTGCTCGGCTATCGTTTCCGGCTAGGTTTGGGTAGGATGGCGTGCAGAGAGGCTCCCTGTGGATTGACGGGGGCATATTCGGCCACTAGCGCATTGTAAACAGTCTCGATTTGGCCTGGGGTGGCGTACGTGATCTGCCCAAAGTACGGTTTCATCATTGACGGGACCGGAACACTCGCGTAACGTTTCGCGGAAGTAAAGTCTCCCGATTGCATAGCCTGGTTGATCGCGGTATCTGCGTCCCGGTAGCGCTTAAGCTGCGCGGTTTCGACCTTCAGCGGAATGTTCATTTGTTCGGGACCGAACGGAATACCGAGTGTCGTATATACACGATGCTGGAAGGCTTGCGGGTCCGATATCTTAAGGTTGCGGTACTGGTCGCTCATCTGGAATAGAGCGTCCGCGCCTTGCACTTCTGGTATCATCGCTTCGAGCGCGGATAGTGCGACACCTTTGGGACGGTCCGCTACCATCGTACCCGTGTATGGGTCGTAGTGTGTGGTCGGATATAGTTCCGGGGTCGCAGATAGTACGTTGATACCTGATTCTTGTGCCGCGAACTGGATAGCAGGGTTCGTTTGAGAGAGAAGTCCGCCGAGAGTGAAATCGTTGTAGAAGGACCGGAACGGGTCGATGGAACGATAGTCGACGGCCGTGACGTTACCATTACTATCGGGCGCACCTAGATAGAACATGAACTGCATGGTTTGCGGTAGGCCACTAGTCCAGTCTGCCTGATGCTGGTTCGCGAGATTGATGAGGATAGACGTTCGTATAGGATGATCGACCGGGTACGTCATCAGATACCGCATAATATGACGAGTGAATCCCCAGAACGGTAGCACCTTCCGTAACACACCACGCTCAAACGGTGACATGGCGTTCGAGTCCACAAACACTTTATTAGCTTGCGCGATAGCGTCGTCGTTGAGTTTGCCGCCACCCTTCTTTAGCGCGTACGATATCTTGTACATTTGGGTCGCGTGTTCTTCGAGTCGTTTAACCCAATCGACGCTACCCGTTACCGCAGTCATAATACGTCGTAATGTCCTACCGGACGCGTACGCTACCATTTGGTCGGGTGAGAAGTCGTTAGCGTTAGCCCCAAACTTGGAGAGAATACGAGCGTCACCTTCACGGATAATGTCGATAGCCGCTTTCGCTTCGGTTAGGAATAGCGGGTCTTGTCCCATTCCCATTACAAGTCCGCCAAGTAGTACATGCGAAATATGGCGCGGTGTAGTGAGGACCGCGAACCTCCACACATTCATTGCGCGGTCGTATGTAGAAAAGAGTGGGTTCTGGTGGTCGCTAAACCCGAGATACTTTAGCGATTTCGCGACGGATTTGGGGACGAGCATGTCCTCACCGGACGTATAGTGCGCGAAGTATTGTGCGATACCGTAGTCTTTCGGATCGAACGGAACGTAGTGGCGGTCTATCTCAGTCTGGATCGCTTCCGTAGGATGAACACCCGTCATCCCTTTGAGTTCGCCGTTCACAATAGCCTTACGGATATCGTCCTTAGTCTTGACGGACGACTTCGCGGTAGGTTCGATCGTGTCTTTCACCCAACGGTTCGTGCCAGCTTCCGTCAGAGCCTGTCGTTTCGTTTCCGATAGGCCGACTGCGATATCTTGGACAGAGCGCGACAAGTTGAACGCGGTTTGACGCGACATAGATGCGTTCGCGTATCGTGCGTCGGGAATCACGGACGGCATTCGTACCCGGTTGAGTTTCGACCCGGCGACGTTCGGCATCCATATTGGGTCCGCGCCGCCTTTCGCGAGCGCCGTCCATGTCATCTGAACTTCGCTAACAATCTTATCTACTTGCTTACTGTCGCCGAGCGCGAGTTTCAGGTCCTCGAAATCTGAGGACGCCTCGATGCGCGATATAGCCTCGTTGAGTTGGACCTCGTTATGCGCGAAGTTCTCGTGGGCTGCCGATACCGCTCGCGACTTGACTTCCTGCGTTAGACTCGCCCAGAACGACGGTGGTGCGTTACCGTGAAGTTGAGCGTTGAAATCTTTGAGCGCCTTACCGGACGCCTTATCCGCCTTCTCAAACTTCGCTTGGGCCTCGTTAAGTTTATTTCGTTGCGTCATCGTGAGCTTGTCGTTAGTGCCGTAGGCTGCTTCGCGACGCTTCAGTTCGGTTAGTTCGTCTTGGACACGTTGTTGTAGTTCGTTAGCACGCTTCGATAGTGATTCGTGACGTCGGTAGGCTCGCGCAACAGGGGACTTCTTCGCATACCCGTACGTCTTGTCCCATGTCGTCTTAACAAGCTGCATCTTGGGGTTAAGACGGATCGCCTCTTCTTGTAGACGCTTCGCGTTATTAAGTAGTTGCGTGAGTTTAGGGTCGGCTGCTACGGCCGCAACATCTTCAGGTGTACCGACGTCCTGTGCTACACGAGCTAGTAGTTCTCGCTTATCTTGCGCGAGTCCCTTGTACGGCTTAATGATGTTCTCTTTCATCCAGTCGCGCATAACAAGAGACTGCTCGTCTTGGATAACTCCGCGAGCTTTCGCTATCTTTGTTGCGGCTGGGCCGAGAGCAAGATCGTTAGCAACCTGACTGATTACCGTACGGTTGACTCGTTCCCCAACTCGCGGAATGTTCTCTACACCCGTCATTGTCGCTCGTGCGAGGGCTTTGTACGGGTTGCCCGATTGGAGCGCTTCCAGAGCGGTTGGTTTTGTTGCGGTGGAAGCAGCGTCTGCTCCTTCTGCTCCCGCTTCCGCGGCTGATCCGAACGCGCCTGCTGCACCCGCGGTTGCTACAGCCCCGCCAACGTCGAGCGCGGTAGACGCCGGATGCTGCTCCATCCACTTGCGGCCCTCAGACGTCGTAAGGTTCGCTGCGGTCTGTGCGCCTGGAACTAGCGGACCGAGAACAGGCAGCTTCGGTAGGTTACGAAGCATGGTGAGAGGGTCCGCGGACGAGAAGTCCATGCCGAGTTCTTTACCCGTTTGGAGTTCTTTCGCCTGTCCTTCCATACCGAATAAACGCCATAGTTCCCGTGTACCTTCAGGAATACCCGTCACGTATTCCGCGATACCGGCGGGTGCTCCTGTGACGATATTCCGTACGTCGGACGCTATATTACCGAGGACGTCCAGAGGCCCGCTAGAGGACGTTTGCGGGTCTTTGATCGGCGAGATACCTGCCGCGGCCCGCATAGCATCCTGTACTTCCGCATCCTGCATCGGCGAATGGCCCGCATTAATCTGAGTGAAATCCTTGACCATTAGACTCTGCCACGTACTGTTAGGCAGACCCGCCGCACGAGCGTTATTGATACGGTTAGTCCACTTGATTCGCGCAGCCGCTTCGTCCGACTTAGACATTACTGGATTGGCGTGCCGTCAGTGTTGAAACCGGGATGGTTAGGGTCAGGCGTCTTAGTGGACGACGGTGAAGGAGACGTAGACTGTGAGTTAGCCGCCTGCTGGATCGCTGCCGCAATCTGCTGCTGAGTGTTACTCTGATTCGTGCTACTACCACTCGTATTAGGAGTACCGAACGGGTTAGCTCCCAACTGTTGCGCCGCGATATACTGCTGCTTCTCGTAATCCTGTTGGGCTGCCACACGACCAGCGTTAATCTGGTTCATAAACTGATCGACCGCAGGAGCGTTCATTGCTGCCGACATGAGGGATGCGGTCATATCGTTATTCTGCTGCGCCATGTTCGCGTTCTGGTTCTGGAAGAACGCTTGGAACTGCGGAGGCATATACTTCGCCATCGGGTTATTAGACGCCTGCTGCGCGAACTGAGCATTCTGGCCCATAAGTTGAGACGCGAGATTCTGCATCATAGGCGCGATCGCTTGCGTATACATAATGTTCATCGCGAGCGGGTTGATCGTGTCGTATGGAGTCGTGAAGTTCGGCTGCGATGAGGACGCCGCATTCGGAACATTAGATACTGGAAGATTCTTCGCGTTATTCTCTTGACCGGACGTGTCGCCAGGAGGACCGCTCGACGACGGCAGCCCCGTAAGCTGCTGTTGCATCGTCATCTTCTGCGCGGGCGATAGTCCGTTAAGGTACTGTTGAAATGTCGTCTTAGGGTCGCCTGGTGCGCCCGTAATCGGAGCACCACCGAACGATGTTATAGGTGTACCGTTGAATCCTGTGATGGGTGCGCCACCGTATGACGTGAGCGGAGGACCGGCCATTACTGTCCCGCTCCCGCCCCGAGCGGTACGCCTGCCATCTGGTAAAGGTCAGCGAACAATGTCTCGTACGGAGATATCATACCTTGCCCGACTTTCTCTTGTTCCGCGAGAATCTGGTCAGATGAGATTTGCGAACCGATACCAAGCTGCGCGAGAGCGTTATCGAGACGTGACTTAATCTCGTCACCAGAGATACCTAGACGCTGCGACTGAATATCGAGTTGCTTCTTGGAATCCTGTTGCTCTGCGGTCTGTTCCTGATAGTTGAGTGCGGCACCCTGTCGTTGTAGACCAAGGTTCGCTAGCTGATTCTGTAGAGACTCGTTGATATCACCGCGTGCAGCTTGTGTTCCGCCAGCCGTGAACGCTCCGCGCGCGGTTGCAGCACTATTTAGGTCCCGCATTCCTGTCATTGCGTTATAGTTCGCTTGCTGCTGCTGAAGATCGAACCCTTGTGTTTGGAGTCCGTACTGTTGCGGTAGTAGACCCATCTGGCGGGCGAGTGCGCCTTGCTGGATACCGAGCGCGTTCTTATCGAGGCCGAGATTCGCGAGCGAGAACCCCGCTTGCTGCTGCTGCTGCTGGCCGCTATACTGCGCCTGCATCTGTTGGAGCGTGTTCTGATCGCCCAACTGGTTCATCTGCGCCTGACCGTACATTTCCGCGGGGTTGATTACGCCCTGCTGAAACATATTAATGAACCCTTGCAGATTAGGGTCCATCTGCGGATCAACTGAACCGCCGCCGAACGTGCCAGGCTGGAATGATCCCGCAAGTTGACCCGCGGATACGTTAGGTGTGAGCGTGCCTTGTGCATTGGGTGTGTACGACGGTTGACCCATCGCCTGAGGACCGCCAAGTGACGTCGCCTGGAACTGTCCGCCTTGCCCTTGTGTTGGCTGCGTCATCGAATACCACGATTGAGGCATCAGTCAGGCCATTCCGTAAGCCACGACGGCTGTGATGTACGAGCGAAACTTGTCATCACTTGCTGCTGGTCGTGGAAGTATCGTGTGATATTGAGAAGATAGTCCAACTGTTCACCGTAAAGTTGGTACGCTTCCTGCCATCGCGGGTCCTTCGATTTGCGTAGCGCTCGCCATTCGACGTATAGCAGGATAAGGTCGTCCCATCCTTCAGGTAGGTCGATTGTGAGCGCCAGGTTCGCGGGTGTAGCTATCGGGTCGCCGATTCGTGCAGGCATCTTGTAGTAGAACAAGTTGATCGTGCCTGTCTGCGCGGGGACAGGATAGAACTGGATATCGAACGTGGACGATCCTGAACCGCCAGGGTAGCCGCGTGTAACGAACCATGACGGGTACGATGAAGGGTTCTGTTGGTACGTTCCCCAAATCTGATCCATCTCGTCTTGTGACGATGCGCGGATTGGATACTGTTGCGTAGAACCTGTCGGGACGAACTCTGCACGATGGATACGAATCGTGTTCGCAGGCAAAGGATACACAGACACGTTAGCAACGATACTGATTGTCGTATCGAACGTAAGTAGATCCTCAGCTTTCCGCGCGAGGTCCCGTGCACCGTCGTTAACCCAATCCGTTATTTCGGTGTCAGTCCAGAATCGTTGCTCTGGTTCGTCTACGATAGATCGGACTCGTCGGATATAATCGCCGAGCGCTACAGGCATTGCGACCACCTTATCACAGGCCGTCCCCTAAGTGAATAGCGAACGGGCGAGAACCCGTAAGCAGTTGACCGTCAGGACCGAACGGGTATTCTAGATAATGAACTTCAGGAAAGAACGAACGAAGGAATGTTGACCCTGAGACTACGGTACTAGGACGGTCTGAGGGCGGCTGTTCCATGATGCCGTCGAGTGCTGCTTCTAACCGTTCGTCTCCCCGCTCGAAATACATGAAGCTATTGCAGAGTCCACGATGGGAGCCGACGGAGGAAACGGGGAGTGATGTAACGGGCAACAATGGTACAACGTCGTAATCGTACCAGGCGCCGCCGAAGTCGAGTAGTACCAGCAGCCGCACGATATTGGCTTTGTGTTTGTAGGCATCGCGTCCACGGACTTGCGTATCATTGTAGAACTTGCTGTATTCGGATGGCAGGTCACGATCTTTCCAGTTATTGATATCGACGCCCGGATTGAGCGAATGGATACAGTTGCCTAGCCACGGTTCGTGTAGAGGTTTACCTGGTCCTGTCCAGTAGCGATGTATTAGCATCCGTACGCCCAATCACAGTCACAGCACGGATACCACTCTTGCGCGCGAATAGCACAGTTTATAGGTCCGCCCGAATCCTGATATACGTGGATCTGATATTTCGGCGACACCGTGTTCAGATGCGCGGGGAAGAACTTTACGACTTCCTGATTCTGTTGCCCGAAATAGTTGAGCGGCGGTGAATCCATCGCTGACGCCGTACTCGACTCACCGATTCCGTCTACGTCCACGTGACGGATCGTTCCGAGTGTACTGCCGTCCCAACGAAAGTTGAATGTCGCAACAAACATATGGGACGCTACTACTGAGCCACAGAGCGTAGTCGTACCAGGGATTGTTACCAATACGATAGTCGAGTCAGGAATCGAGAACGAATGAACCCATTCTAGTACACCACATTCGCATCCACCGAGACAGTTCTGTAGACGAATCGACCAGCGTTCTATCTCGTCGTAGTTGTTTCGTTCGCGTTGATCGGGCGACCAGTCCTTGAACGGGATATGAAGTTCGCAACCTGTGATACCGGACGCTGCCATTAGACTCGGTTCGTTTCCTTCTGTGCTGAGAAGTATCCCAGGTTACATTCGTGGATCGTTGGTGCCTCTACCGCTGACGATGATACAAGTGTTACCGCGATATTGGCGTCTTGGATTCGTATTGGTTGACGGACTAGGATCGGTAGCGAGTTCTCGATTTGGAACTGGATGGTGGACGTGGACGATTCGCCAGTGAGTGTTACTGTGATCGTTCCGACGCCTTGCGCTCGGATTGCTACCTCACGAATATCGACAAGGTTATCTACCGTATCCCACTGCGGATGAGATTGCCATGAGTACGATAACGCGGGCACGTTACGCTCCCACATCGAGATAGGTGTCGGTGCCGCGTTAGTGTAGAAGGACGCAGACCCGTAGATGAACCGTGAGATGGTCGTGAACATGCGGATTTGTGTTACGTTCGGATCTTCTAGACGCCACCACGAGTTCAGGTTTAGGTCGTATAGCCAGTTGTTCGATATGAGTACCCATTCGTCTGACCGCGAGAACTGGTATCGTACGCCGCCGAACACGTCAAACTCTGGATGAGTCGTAGAGTTCAATAGCCAGAAGTTAGGTGTCATTTGCGGCGATAGTAGATTACTCGTATCGCCATGTCCCCAAACCCATATCCCACTATTGCCGTTACCGTAGACGACACCGGCGCCCGTAACCGCTGGTGTCTGCGATACTTCTGATCCTACGACCATCGGTAGCGTCGTGACAGTAGGGTTGAACAAGTCGCCAGTAACAAACATGCCACCGTTAATCTTCGGCGCGAACAGTTCGTTAGCAGACATTGAACATAGGAACGCGAACCCGGACGGATTCTCTGGCACGAATACTTGCGGTGTGGCCGTGTTCCAGTTGGCTGCGGTCACATCGTTCACGTTCGACCATATCAGGTTCTCGCCCATGAAGGTTTGTGTGTTGACACCCTGACCGTACGCGGTAGCTTCTTGTGCTACTGTGCGACCCTGATGACACACGATACCGAGCAAGAATACTGAGTTCGTAAAGATATCGAACGGCGTGTTGACGGCGGTCGATTGGTCGTCTGGAAACTCGGATAGATAGTTGAACGTAGAACCGAACACCCACATTGCAATCGTGACCGGAACGCCGGGTGTTGTCGGGGACGCACGGTTTGATCGTGTCGAACCGAACCCCATTCCGTTTGGTGTAAGGTGAATAGACGCGTCCGCGGCCGACACATCCTTGATAAGATCGCCGGTTGTACCCGCGCCTTCGTAGCGTCTGTATCGTCGTAAACGTTGATGACGCGTGGTCCCGTTGAGCCATTCGTTGCCGACGAACAGTTCGTGCTCGGGGAACAGGTTAGGGTTGAACGCCAGGACCGTAGGAAGCACCGGGATCGGGGGTACGTACAGCCCTACCAGTCCGTAGTGGCCGTCGATGGGGGTGGCACCGTTGTCATTCGGAAGCGACAGAGGGACAGTCCGAGCCGGTAATGGTATCAGCGCACCGTTACGGTTTGCGATGCAGCGAAAGGTCGCATCTCGTTGGGCTGCCCCCGCAGGATAGTTCGCACCAGGGTTGTCGCTGATTCCCGGCGAGAAATCCTTAATCTGTATCCACTGATAGTTATCGTTTTGTTGTGGCGGACCGGCCATCCAGCAACCTTATGATTAGAAACTTCTTCTCGATAAGAGCGTCCCGCCGACCTTCGTCCATAAGCCGCTGTTCCTTCAACATCGGCGACGACATTTCGGAAACACGGTTGAACGCGATTTCCTCATGGAGTGTAGCTAGTTCACCGTGCGTCATTGCTAGCTCGCGGTATAACTCTTGACTGGTGGCATCGACGAGCTTACCGAAATCCCATACTGTGACGGTCGGCATGGCTTCCTCCGTTTCTTAAAGATCGGAATAGTCGGCGGTTCTGTCATGCGATCTGTGGAGCGATCTGAACCGGGTAGTCCGTATAGTTCGGTGTCGTGACCGTCTTACCGGACGGCAGGTTCACTTCCCATTCGCGATAAAATGTTCCGGCGGTCGCTGTGTCAGGTGCAGCCCAATCGTATTCGACTAGACCGTTTATCGCGTCGATAATGGATGCCGCGACGTTAATGATGATTGCACCCGTACCGTCGCGCATATGAAACTCGACAGTCGAGCCGGTTAAGATTATCGCCGTACCGTCCGCGTTCCTAAGATATTCTTGGATGACGGGGATGCGGTCACCTTGTTTGATGAAGAACGTATTGTTTGGTGCGACCATTGGTATCCTATGTGATTAGAACCGTGAAGGTGTGGCCGTCCGATAACAACAAACCCGTCGTTCGTCCGTCTGTTACTAGCATACCCCAGGTCGTTCCGTCTGTCACGAGGAACCCGTGGATCGGTTCTATCACACGCGGATCAAGCGGTACGGCTGACTGCGGTATCGGAAATACGAACAGGCCGTGCCGCTGCGTGTACTTAAACCGTGGACGAGAACGTGCCCGGATGAGTTCAAGAACGATACCGGGCGGTACTGTGGGGGCTGATGTCGGGACGAAGGAAACAATGAGCCCGCGCCTGAAATGATAGACGCGTGGGCGGATTCGAGTGTGGATGATGTCAGACGGAGGGACAGTCTGGAACTTAGATGTCTGAAAGAAGTCTCGTCGTGCACGACGAAGTTGAGGACGACGAGAACGCATCGCCATGAAGTTACGCGGATGACCTTCCGCGGCAGGATAAATACGTTGTACGATTCGCTTACGATTGCTATATCGAACGTATAGACGTTTGGATGAGATACGATCAGGAACAATAGTAGGGTCGGTATCTGATCCACGGAAGGACGCAATGATCCCGGTCTGATTCGCTCGTCCTGTCGTCCATGTTGTAACAGACTTCGCGAAGAGTGCGGTTAGTCCCGAGAAGATTTGCGACGAAGCATAGAGAATGTTCGCACCGGGTGACGCGTCGGACGTGTACCCACCAGTTATACTAACGATCGCTCCACCCGAGGCTCCGTTTAGAGCTACCGCCTGACAGGAGAACTCATTCGCGTACTGAGTATCACCGGCCGCGTCACCGAGAATAGGTGTCTGTCCAAGTGTTAGAGCAACTAGTCCCGCGGAGGTTTGGAACGCGTCCATTACGACATCACGAGAAAGCGTTCCTTTCGTGATGCCAGAGACTTCATAGACGACTATTTGCGATGCCTTCGCGGCAGGGGTTGTGATTGCGACTGATGTTTCTCCACCGGCAGCGAGCTTCTCGTACAGCCCGATAGCAGACCCGAGAGCACTAGCTTGGATCGCATCGAGTTGCGCGAACCCGGACGGTCCGCCGAGGTTGGCTACAGGACCGTTGAACGCACCGAAACAGATGAGGCGGTTGCCGGCTGTAGCGGCAGAGATGGTTGCCGTGACTCCAGTCCCCGATACCGTAGCATTTGAGACAACCTGTACGACAGAGATCGCCATGATAGGCGACCAGCTATATCAGGTCGGGAGGCGTCCCGTACTGGACCGGAGTGCCGTCGTCCAGCAACTCAAAGATTCGTTGACCGTTGAGTTCGATGCGAGCGATCCCGTTGAAAGCCCATCCGTGATAGGGGTCGTCAAGGACGTGTTCAAGATAGTTGTGTCCGACCGCGCCACCGAGCGTGTCTACTTGGGACCCTTCCTCCGTCGGAGCAGGGATAGGATCGCTAACAGGTACGGGATCAACAACAGGAGTAGGAGCAGGTACGGGATCGCTCATTCTTCCCACTCGAATGTTGCGGTGTATAGGTGTGATGCAGGGAGTGCGTTGCCGACGTTGATGATCGCGATACCGTTAGCGACCCCGAGCGTACATATGAGTTCTTCGAGTAGCTCGTACGGAAGGTCAACACCGGACTGCGAGTTGAACGAAACCTCAAAGAGATACGGCGCGGTCCACGTCGCAGTGGGGACCGCGGACCACGCCGTATCCAGCCCTGTGATCGCTGACGCGGCAAGGTTCGGGTCCATGCCCTTCCCGGTCGTCGTAGCGGTTGCCGTACCCCTGGCCGTAGTACGCACCAATGCTATTGACAACTGCTGCGATGTAGGGACAGATGCACCAGCCCTTACGCCAAGAGTGAGTCGTCGCAGCTTATACCCGGCTGTCGCGGACGCATCCAGATTACCGAATAGCGCGTTAGCTGTCGCGCCTGATGGAGCGGTAGCAACAATAGCCGCCGCGGATTCGACTGTTGCCAGGTATCGGGCCATTACTTAGTTCCTGTATCCTCGGGCGGGGCAGCGAACGGATCGGCCGGCGGTTCTGGTTCTGGTTCGGTACTCGTATCGGGCGAAGTCAGGTCGATATCCTGAGCCTTCGCGAGCGTTTCGATCATGCGTTGCTGACGCGATAGTTGAGCCAACAGTTCGTCGCGGTCGAGTAGGGTGGTCGTGACGGGTGTGACAGAATCGCCGGACGGGTCGTCAAGCACCATCTTGACTTCGTTGCCGTCGACGTCTGCTACCGTAGCTTCAGGAGCGTACAGGATTTGTCCTTCGCCCCCAAGCTGATTATCGTACAGTGACCGCAGCCTCCGCACTTCAGTATCACGATCCGACACGAACATCACGTTGCCGGCCGCGTCTCGTACGTTAGCTACTGTCGCACCGGAGCGTGGGTCACCGAACGCTACCATTGCGGCTTCGAACGGAACGAACGTTTCCTTGCCGATTGGACACAGGTACGGACGCGAATCCCACATGAGAGTAAGAGGCGTCTCGTTATCGCGGTTAACGTCGGTAATCTCGCCTAGCTTGTTGCGTGTTGGGACGTCGCGGCCATCATATGTGACCTTAACGAAGTCGCCGGGTCCAACGGACATGGTAGCTCCTAGAACTTGTTGATGTACGCGACAACCGTGTTGTTAGCGTCCTTAGCCGCGGCGATACAGATGGCAATGAGCGAGCCTATCACCGCGTTCGCTGCCGGAGCACCTGCGTTGGTTATCGCTGCCTTCGCGACTGTCGAAGTCGTGAGGATATCAGCCGCAGCAGGCGTGTTAGCGCCAACATTGATCCGAGCAGGACCGCGGACGATAACAGGGATAACAGCACCCGCAGAATACGGAAGGCCAGGACCAGTCGCGGACTGCGTGTTGATCGAGTCGGTCGGGACTCTCGCGGCCACAACACCGAGCACCGTCTTATCGTTGAGTGTGGTGGTGGTTGTGACGAGGCATCCAGTGACGTCCGTGGTGAACGCTACAACGTCGCCTGGGAGCAGCGTACCACCGCTATTGTTAACGACTTCGACATGCTGGACGTTAGGGACGCCAGCAAAGCCGTAGAGTCCCGCTGGATTCGGAATCTGAGGATCGGGCATGATTACCTTTCAGGACGTAACGCCGGTGAGCTTGCCCTGCCGTTGCAGGTTGGAGAAGCAGACGTCGCCAGCCCAAAGAATCAGGGACGTCATCGCATCCTGGTTAACCGGCTCACGAAACTCCTTCATGTTGAAGTCGGCTCGCGGGTTAACATACAGGTACATATAGTCCTCGTTAAGCATAAACATCTGGTTAGCGGGGACGTGTGAATCGACCGCAACAGGAACACCGTTGAAGATCAAGTTAGTGAACCCGTTTTGCGCGAGTTGCTCATCGTGGCCGCCGGGCTGCACAGGAAACGCTTGACCGCCAGTGGACAGCGCCCAATACAGATTGTAGACGAACTGTGTAGTGACGATGATCGTTGGGTGACGGCCACCTTCAGTGATCGTTCCAAAGAGAGTCTGCATCGTCGCCAGAGACAGAGGCGGGGTGATCGCGGTAACAGTCGCATTCCAGAACGTGTTGGCCGCTCGTGACAGGCCACCGTACGTTGCCGCGATGGACCCGTTATCGACAGCCGCAGGGATAGCATCGACAGACTTTGTGGCATTCGCGGTTGACCAGATGCCTGCGCCGAGGATTTCGGCGAGTTCGGTTTGCGCCTGCTCAAAGTAGAACGACAGGAAGTTGACGATCGCTTCCGGCGAGTCGGCTCGGATCAACGAGAGGCCGTCAACCGACACGGGAACATACGCTTGCTTCCAGTCGTATGCAGCGTTCTTCACGGTGTCGGACGGCGAGACGTCAAGCAAGTCGAAGCCCTGGTAGAACCCGCCTGCCGCGAACCGTGCATAGACGAGTGGGACTTCGATTTGCAGACCGCCTTGCAACACCTTCTTGTTCCGCGCATTCAAGCGGAAGAACATGAGGTTGCTGCGGTACACGTTGTCGACGAGCGTCGGGTAGATGTACCGGCGACTGATCGAGTTGATTTCGTTGGTCCCGATCGGGGTTGCCATAGTTATCCTTTACCTAGTTCGCGGTCGGGTCTGACCACTCGCCTTGTATCATCTGTCCTACTTCTTGCAACATTGCACGACGCGCGGCCGGAGTACCAGGCTGCGGCGGTGCTGTCGTTCGTGCTACCGAACCTGACGTACCACCAACCGCCCCGAGCAACTTCCGCTTCTTCGCTTCGTTCTGTTGTGTGATAACCGAACGTTGAAACTCGCGATCCCGATATTCCGGCACCATCATCATCGCGATTTCGAGTGACCGTTCCATCGCCTTCATTGGGTCAGGAGAGGACGGCGACCCGGTAACAGGATCAACGCCTGACATTAGTTGCGGAGCCACACCGAGCCGTGCCGCGATTCGTGCGAGGTTCTCAACGTCGTGTGTCTCTAGGCTATGGTCCTTGCCGAACGATTCACTAACACGATTCCAGATACCGTTAAGTTCTTGGCGCTCGTTCGTCTGTTGCGCATGGAACATCTGTTGCTGCGACTGTTGAAGCTGGCTGAGCGCAACGTTCTGCTGCTGAACGATTTGGTAGAGCGCCGCAATCTGTGGGTCGTCAAGGTCCAGTTCTTGCGGTGGCCCCGCGGGTGCGCTACCTTCACCCGCGGGACTCGCAGGCGGCGTCGAGGTTACCGAGTCGATCGCGCTACCAGCGAGATAGTTCCTAATGAGATTCTGTAGGTTCGCGTCCTCAACAAGATGCTGCTGAAACGCGGTGGCCGCCTCGATCTGTGTACGCGTATAGCGCTGACCGTTAAAGTCGAAGAAGTCCTCTGCGGGGGGTTCCGTAGGTCCGTCAGGCTCCGCGGGTTCTCCCTCTGGACCTGGCGGTTCCCCTTCGCTCGGAGCGCCTTCAGGCTCCGCTTCAGGTTCTACGGCTGGCTCCGTAGGTGGTGACTCGGGTTCAGAAGGCTCGCCTTCGTCACCACCCAGCGGAGGCTCCGCTGCCGAATCAAACGACATGGACCCGTCACCCGTCGGTTGGATTAGTCGCAGATCAGGATGCTCCGCGAAGAACCGTTCCATGTCTGTATCGGTAACGCCACCGTGTTGCGAATCATCTGCTAAACTCATTGCTGCGCTCCTTGGGCTAGTAGCCGCCGCAAGTCGTCAGGGTTCGCTTGTGCGGCACCCATAAGTCCGCTCATACCAGCGCCTCCACCGGGAGCGATACGCATTCCTTGCGGTGCGCCTGGCCCGCCTGGGTTACCGCCGCCAGATGGCGGAGGACCACCCATCGGCGGGGGTCCACCCATCGGCGGCGGCATTCCGCCCATACCACCGCCGGGTCCTCCCATGCCTGCCTGCGCACCACCCGGCGGTTGTAACGTAGCATTCGCCTGTTGACGAATGTACGCCATGATTCCTTGCTGCAATCCTTGTAGAAACTGCATGTGATTTGGCGCGTCAGGAAGCAACTGCATCTGCGAGATATCCGTGAACGTCTTTGTGAGCGCGTCCACGACTCCCTTCGGCTGTCCCCCTACGCCCGCCATCTTTACGGCTTAAGGTCCTTCGGCGGCGCGGTAATAGAACCCTTCGCGTCAATAGAAGGAGAGTTGCCGTAGATGTGATCCGTATGGCCCTGACGCATGAACTGGTTAGTTCCGCGACGACCCATATCGCTTCCGACCTTATCGGTTGCCATTAGTATCGTGATCCTCTCTTTTGCTTCTTACGACCATGCCCGCGCTTACCGCCCCGTCCCATACCGGGGACGAATCCACCACGAGCTTTCGTTGGTCCTGGCGCTCCTGGCATTAGCTTCGCTTCCCCTTCCGTTTCGACTTTCGTCCACCTTTACGAGTACCCGTGCGATCCATCGCGAATGATCTGTATGACGTACCGGGATTCGGCTGCGGGTTATTCGCGCTTGGTCCTGCCGGAACTGGCATCCGTCTTTCCTTTCGTTGAGTGGGGGAGAGACGCCACCGTTGTTGCCCCTCCCCGTTGCACTCAACAGGTCCGTTTAAGAGGGATTACTTACGACCCCTACGACCGTGCTTACGTCCGCGACGAGCCATACTTGTCACCCCCCTTCGCGTTCCATGCGTCTACGCGACTCTACTCGTCCAGCCAGGTTTCGTACTCGCCGCCAATATCCGCGCGCTCAAATCCTTTGCGTGCGTTGCGGTGACCGAACCTGCCTTCGTCTGTGGAACCTGACTCAAACAAATCGACCGCGATATGGCCATCAAAGGTGCGGACGAAACCGAAGTCCTCGCCGCCGCCCTTCCAGCCCGCAGGCCGTGGTGTGGGTCCATCTGCCATGACGTCGAGTGTCCCGTACTTGTAGCGAGCCGTCAACAGATCGTGCGTGGAATCTATTTACTGGACGGCGGCTTACCCTTAGCACCGCCACCAACGAGTCCTTGCTGGCGTTTCGAGTACAGCCGCTTAAGGATATCAGTTGGCTTACGGACACGATGCTTCTGTAGAACGTACTGGTCGTCGACCGCACCAAGACCGTAAAGTTTGTCCGCCTCGGCCATCCGTGCCGCACGCGACGTCGGACCACCCGCACCCGCTTCTATACGAATCACATATTTGAGCGGTGTCTGTCCAACAGAAGATGGAACGTAGAAATGATGACCCGCGAGAGCTTTCGCAACAAGGTCGCCTTCTTCACCGATGATCGCCATGATTCGTGGCTGCGTGTAGTTGTCGACGATAAGGTCTGCGAGTTTGACAGCAGATCGTTGGAGACAGGCTTGCAAGTTAGAGAGCGCAGATCGTACACGCACGAACGCAGCCTCTTGCACCATGTTGAGAGAGCCTTCCGCGTTTCGTTGTGTAGGCGTGATGCCTTTCTGTAGCGCGGACAGACTCATCGTATTCTCGATACGACTAATCCAGAACTGTACCAACTCCATAACCTGTTGCGGCATGGGCGGCGGTTGCAGCCAGTCGGGACGGTTCTGCATTGCGCCAGGACCAGATACTGTCAGTCGTTGACCGGGGCGGTTGATAATGTTAACACGGTTGAGTCCACTATTCGCGGACTCGATAAAGATCGGATTTCCTGTAAGTTCAGCGTTGTGTTGCAGGGCGGTGAGCAGACGATTAATGTAGATTTGAGGATGCGCCAGATGATCGACGAGACTGATCCCGTAGAACTCTCCAATATCATCGAATCGGAAATCCTCATACGGAGGTTGACCATGCGACCACAGTTCGGACACTGGAACGTCAAGGAGTATACGGCTGTTACACATCGCGACGAATCGCCAGGTTGGTTCGACGCGGTTGTCGGCGTACTCGGGGGGGTTGTCATCTTCTTCGTCGCCGAAGTCCCATTCTTCTTCGTACTCGTCGTTTACTTTGAGCCAGTATTCGTAGAGCACGTATCCAGGGTCAGGCATATACAATCGACGGTCACGGGATTTCCCTCCCCACGTTCCAATACCAGGCGATGAACCCGGCCACGACCCGGACGTAGGGATTTGTCCAGGGTTTGTCTTGACGCGGTTGTCCACGTTACCGTAGATCTTGGGTTTGTCGTCGTATCCATCAGTGGATGATCCGCTACTTGTTGCGACTTTCTTCCATGTGTCAGGGAATCGTCGTTGTAGTTCATCGAGCGAAACCTTTCTGACTTCGATCATATATTCGGCGTCAGATAGTTTCGTCGCGGAAGGATCGACATAGAACGCCCACGGATCAGTACGCCGCATCACGGCATTGCCGTATCCGCCCGCGAGCGCGTTATCCCAAATGTTCTTGATGATTCCTGTGCCGTACATTGTCGCGTCCCACAACGCCAGTTTGATTTGTGCGTCGTAGTCCTCAACCTGCCAGTTCGTATACATGACGTCGTTGAGGTCGTCTGCGATCTTACTGATATAGTCGAACAGTTTAGAGTTAGGGTCCGCGGACGGAATCAGATCAATGTCGATTTCTTGGTCCGTCATCCACGCGACTAGTGAGGATAGTCCAGGGTAGATTTCAGAATCGCGCGGAGCAGGCATCCAGTTTGAGACTGTGCCGCCGATACGGTTGTTGACGAGGCGGTAGTTACGCATCCATGTGTCGTATCGGTTACGCTTCTCATCACGCGCGATAAGGAACAACATCCGCAGATCATTTACAACCCTCAAATCCGGTTGTGATTTCGGCATGAACGACGTCAGGCTCATCGTCGTGTCGTTAATCGTCATCGAAACCTCATCCATTCGACTGAAGCGGACGCGTCAATGTTGTTCGCGAGTCGTCCGAAGAACCCTATTTGGTCGGGCGTCATAAACGCGCCGACGTTAACCGCGGTAGCAATCTTGATCCACTGGAATCCCGTACTGAACAAGAAATCCCACGACGTCGCGTTATTTTTGTGTATCGAGAAGTAGATAGATTGTGAGTTGAACGGTGACTTGATCGTCTGAAAGTTCGTTGTATGGGTAGACGGGTTTGTCCACGAGTCAACGTAATCTAACCAGTCTGTTGTACCGTCGTTGATATAGTGGAACCATGTGACTAGTTTACCGGACGATGATTCACGGAGAGCTATTCCCGCGCCCGCTCCCGGCCCTACCGCTTGCCGTACCATATCCAGATCGAACTTCGCGTACACCGTGAACGAAGATGTTGACGGACATGATTCTACTATACCTCGAATATCTCCGGTCGCGGTTGCGGGAAGTAGAAGCGAACCGCCACCCAACTGTTCGGAATACGTTAGTGCGCCCTGGTTTACCCACGACCAACCGGACGGTAACGACGACGTATTCTGATCGAACTCGTAGTCTAATGACGGAGTGTTCGGGTCCGTACCGTAGACACTGTTAAATGTTGAGATATTGTCGATGCCTGTTGATCCTGACCCCGCGGGTCCCGGCGGTCCTGACGGTCCTGTCGGTCCTTGTTGACCCGTTAACCCTTGCGGTCCTGTATTGCCGGTCGCGCCCTGGATGCCTTGCGGACCCGTGTTTCCTGTTGCGCCCGCGGTTCCGTTGGTTCCGTTGGTTCCTGCGGGTCCTGTTGCACCCGTTGCACCCGTTGCTCCTGTGAGGCCCGTGTTGCCCGTCAGGCCGGTTGGACCCGTAGCACCCACTGGTCCCTGCGGCCCGATCGCTCCGGTGGCTCCGGGGGGTCCTGGCGGCCCTGTACCGCCGGGATTCCACGCGTACACTCCGTTGACAGGATCGACAGCCTGCCATACCTCGCCCGCGGTTCCCGGCTGACGTGTCGGCGTACCGGCAAAGTTAATCGGCATCAGCCGCGGCTACTCTTTCGCAACGATCGTTTAGATGATCGCTTCGGCATACGATGAGGGCCGTCTTTCGTGGAGTGCTGGCCATGCGCCCACTTCTCTGCGATATCAGGGTGAGCCATCCACAAGTATCGCCGCTGCTTCTCGCTCTTGAATGGCATTACGGACGCGCTCGACCGACCAAACCAAGCAGATATGAGAGCGCGATAACTCCGAGTTCGATAACGATTACCCAACCTTGTGTCTCTGTCATGTTAAATCCTTCGGGTTTATGTTTCGGTCGCGGATTGTCCGCGCTTGGGTGTCGAAGGCTTGGTCGTCGACCGTAGGACGAGGAACGTCACCTGGATCGGTTCGGACGAAGGTTGTTCCCGCTTCTTCCGCACGTACTTTAAGAAGGTCGTCGAAATGTTGGCTCGAACTAACATACGCTCCAACCGCGTGGTTGTAGTGCGGTCTAAATGCTCCAACGCTAAGTTGTACCGTCGAGTAGTCTCTGCCAAGGTCGCGACCCAAGCATCGGGGACAAGATGTAAGGGATCGCGATTGTGAGTCAAAGTATTCTCCGCATGTTCGACATTTGTACGCATAGATCGTCATGCCGTATCAAACTCCTGTGCGTAAAGGTCGTGGATCGCGGACCGATCTGGCGGGTCGGATGTGAACGGTCCTTCTTGTTCAGATGCTACGACCCCGATTGCTAACGACATAACTGCATCGTCGTGCATTTCTCTGTCCGCGTTCCCCCAATACCCACTGTCGTCCTCAACGTAGTTCCGTAGCTGATTGTAGGTCTTGCGGTCGTGGATAGTCAATGACCCGTCAATGATAGTGCGCTGCAATGTTCCGATAGCCCACCGTTTACGGTTGTAGTTCGTTGACCAGCCGAACACGTTAAATGAGCCGCGGAGACGATCGGCTCGTTTATCCAGCCATACGTTAGGATAGTTACGGGTGAGTATTCGTGCTATCGTTGCCTGTCCGCCGCCTTCAACCTCAGGACACAACATACAGTTATTGTAGAACTTCCCGCCTAACATCATTTCGTCCGCGAAGTGCATAGGGTTCATACGCGCATGAAATACCGCGACTTGTTCTAGTGTTTGACGGTTGAAGATTTGGATGCAGGACGGGTCGCCGGTAACGGTTTCGGAAGGATCACCTGCCGCGAAATAACGATCCCATCTAACGTCACCCTTCTTGGGTTGACGGTAGATCGTCCACTGGCCGCTATGATCGGGCTGGAAGTGTACGCGACCCCGAATATCCTCCACAAATCTTCCGATCGTCCCATGTTCTTCATCGAACGCTTCCTTTAGTTTCAGGTGATTGAAGATCGGACGGCCCGTCGTGATAAACGCTTCTTCGGGCGTGGACGGATATTCCTGCATGAACAATCCCATGTCACCACGGGCAAGGTTAACGATCGCCCACCGACGCCATGCGATGTTCTCTAGTTCCGCACCCAAACGTCGTAGTTCACGTTCGTCAGTAGTAAGCTCGGATTCGATTGTGAGAGTCGTAGCCATCTTGTATTCGGGATGCTTATACCACGGAAAGAAGAGCGGAATATAGTCGGAGGCTCCTTCTTCCGCGGAACACCACTCGTCGTAGAACCAGTTGCCGAGTCCGTTGGCGGTTGATTCAAGCACGACGATGCTCCCGTGCCTGTTAGGAATCGTCTGAGACAGTCCAAGCATAAGGGTCGCCGGGTCAGGATAGAAAGCAACTTCAGAAGCGTGAACGGCGTGCAACGTCGAGGCACGCCCTGACTGAATATTACGAGCGGTAGCAACACGAAGTCTTGATCGTGTTTCAGCCCAATGGAAGTTCTGTTTCGTCGCTGACTGAAGTGTATAAGCATCGCGGAAATCCCACCTTTCCCAATACAGTTTCGTCATCTCAAACAGTTCAAGTGACGCGGTGTTCTCGTGGGCCATAACAAGACCATTGGTTCCGTGGTGAATGAATCCCCACAGGAACAATATCGCTTCAGTTACAGTCGAGATTCCTAGCTGCCGCGCTTTAAGAGTGATGATACGTACGGGTTTGCCTTCGTTGTATGATTTCTCGACTTGGTGGACGAATCGTCGTTGCGCCCATCCGAAGTTATCAATCGAGAACAGATCGAACTTGCGAAACTCTAGGTCTTTAGTCTTGATTGTGAGCGTCTTTAGTAGCGGACCGAGTTCTAGCATTTAGTCCTCGTCAACGATTTCGGCTTCGATAAAGTCTTGTTCGCCGACGATGGGTTCCAGAATAGGGACGTCGCGCATCGTAGACATGAGCGCTTCCAGTTTGAGCCGCATTTCGGACGCGACCGCATCCTGTCCCGCCGCGGCCTGACGCGCGAGAACCCCCAAGACGGATCGCACCACTTGTATCTGCTGCTGCGAAGGACCGTACTGTAGTATCAGTTTCGCACGGTCGAGCGCGAGAGACGCGAGTTCTTGGGTTTGTTCAATGTACGTCGGTTGCTGCGACACCGGGTCCCTCGCAGTCTGGACAAGTCATGTCAGGCGGATCAACGACGTCATTAGACGAATAGCCCAAGAGGCCGCGTTTGACTATCATACCTGTACGAACAAGCCAGTAACGGCCGCATATCGGACACCATGCCATTAGCGGGTTGTGGCTTCATGGTACGGCGCCCACACTTCGACGTCAAACGACAGTGGAATACCGAACGCATCCGTCAACGGTTCCGCTAAATGCTTGAACTGGAACGGGATTTGCAACTGGATCATCATGTCACCGTTCTTATTGAACGAGATTCGATCCGAAATATGCGCGACGAACTGTGTATGGTCGAATGTTCGGACACGACGATCCTGCTCGCGGACATGCTGCTCTTGTCTAGGCCGCCTCGCGAGTTCTTCGGCTTCGTCTAAGTCTACTCGTTCGCGGATTCCGCTGGGGGTCCGGTCATTCCAGCTTGAAACATTACCTCTCCGTCGCTCCGAACGGTCTCGCCGTTCTCGATCCTGTAGCTGCCGTTCAAGGTAGTCACTGGTGGCGGCGTCGTCTGCGGCTGAGATATCATCCCTGGTATCGGCCATCGCGAAGGGTTCTCCATATGTTCGTCGAACTCAACATCGGGAAAGAATACGTCGTGGCCCTCATCGAATGATTGGGCTGCTCGCGACAGGATTTGTTTGGCCTGCGCTTCAGGGGACGACTGGTAGCCGATTATTAGTGGAGCGATCCCGGTCAGCAACGATTCGATCAACTGTTTGGTGTCGGGTTCGCGGCTAACTAACAACTCGAAACGTACTTTCCACCACTGTATTTCGCGTTCTAGTTCGGCGATCCGTATATTCTTCTTCGACTTCTTGTTGCCCATCCTAGCGACCGTACCACTCCTGTCAATGATTTCGCGAGAATCTTGTTTCGTTTCGTGTCTGCGACCGTGAGC